GACTAATACAACGTCTTTTGCTGCGTTGTCAGCTACCGTATCGGTTGCTGGAATGGTGCAAAATGCAACGGTGGCAATTGGTGGGCAGAATATTTTTCTAGTAGTTCAGGCTTCATTTACGGTCGGCGGCATTACCGCCTATGGCTCAATGTCCGCGAGACAAGTGGGTTGAAGCCGATTTGACAAACCTGAAACGGGGGGCCTAACCTTCCGCGAAACCTCCTTGAAAGGGAGTGCACGATGAACATGCAGCACCTTAGACAATTCGCAATGCGGTATCTCGATCTGCCGTCGATCGGACAGGTGCCGCTCTCCTTGCTGGGAACGAACCTCGAAGTCGACGGCGCCTTGGTGAACGCCGGCTCGATGGTTGGGGCGATCAATACCCTGGTGGCGGCAACAAGCCTTGCTGGCGTTGGCGATCAATTCGCCACGAGCGCAGGCGCAACGCTTACCCTCACAAACCTTGTTTCGCTCGTGCAGCGCTTGACCAACGGCGGCGCTGTAACGGTCACGCTGGACTCTGCGTACAACATCGTCAACGCGATTCAGAATCCGTCAAACGGTGGAGTGTTCGCGTTCAACATCATCACGAACGCGGGCACCACGGTTGCTGCGCCTACGCTGTCGGATACCGCGGTAACGCTCGTCGGCACGACGACCGTTCTTGCGGCCGCGATGCGATGGTACCAGGGGCAGATCACGCAGTTGTTCACGAACGTTGGTGCGCCGCTGACGGCCGGCACCACGTTCACCTCGATTGCGCAGGTCGGATCGACAAACAACTTCACGGTCACGCTGGCGACGAATGCGCTTGTGCCGGTAGTGGGGCAGGTCATTTTCATCAACGTAACCGCCGGCACTCTGCCGTCGGGATGGTATTCGATCAACAAGGTAACGTCCGCGACGTCCTTCGTGATTGCCACGCCGGCCGGTACGGTGTGGACCGCGACCGCCGCAACGCTCCCGGGCACCACGATCGTTCCGGTAAGCCAATACACACAGGGCAGCCCGCTTGCCGGGACTCCAGGCAGCTTCGGCGTGTACTCGCCGCTGCTCAACGTCACCGGCATGATGGCGACCGTCACGGCGACGATGAGCGTCTAACATGCGACTCAGACGCTTCCTCTCCGAGTATCTGCGGACGCAATTGATCTGCCCCGTCCCTCCGGGGATGGTGCTCGACAATCAATCGCTTTTTGGATTGTCGAGGCTGATGGCGAACGTCAACAACTACTCGCTCGCACTCAGCGCACCGATCAATGCCGGGGCTGGCTTCACAGTAACGGCCGCGCAGTTCAATCAAGGCGTGTTGAACATCACGGCCGCGTCTGGGGGATTTGCCATTACGTTGCCATCGACCACAGCATTGCTCGCGGCAATGGGTCCGACTATTCAGTTGGATGGAACCTATTGCGAACCGTTCCATGTTATGAACAATGGATCGGGTCAAACGGCAACCTCCTTAACTGCTGGCGATGCAAACACGACGGTTACGGGGACCAATTCGGTTGCGACGAACACCGTGCGCGAATTCCTCGTGACAGTGAACGCCGCCAATGCCGCCGGCGTTATCACGATCACGTTTCAAAACTTCGGGACTCGCAACCTATGATCCCCCTGCTCAAGTTCCTGCGTCTGTTCCTATCGCTGCGCGCCGAAGGCGATGGTGCCGAGAGCACCGAGTCTGTCTCCGCTGAAGGCGGCGAAGAAGAATCCACGCTCGATGACTTTCTGGATGCGGCCGAGGCCACGGCATCCACGAGCAAGGCCGCGCCCAAGAGCGGCGAAGAAGATCCGTCCGTCAAGGCAAGTCAAGAGGCAATCGCAAGGGCTGAGGCAGCCGAGCGCCGCGCGATCGAGGCGGAAACCCGCGAGCGCCTTCAACGCGAGCAGCAAGAAAACCTCCAGCGCCAGCCGGTCCAGGATCCGCAGTATGCTCAGGAGGAGCAGCAAATCGCCGCGGCCAAGGCCAAGGGCGACAACACCTACTGGCTGGAATGGCAGATCAAGCGAGACCGCGAATCGCGGGCCTTGGTCAACGCCGTCAGCACCGAGCGCTTCGCCGCTCAAGAGGAGCGCGACAAATCATCCTTCGAGAGGATTGAGGCATCGCACCCCAAGCTGTTCCAGATGTACAAGGAGAAGGTGGAACAGGCTCGGGCCATGTCGATCAGAGAGCGCCAGCCTCTCCCGCGCACCGCGTTGCTGCGCCTGTTCGTGGGCGACGACATGGTGAACGGAAAGTTCAAGATCAAGACCGGACGCAAAGCAGCCGCTCCGGTGCAAACAGAAGTCCGTAGGGTCGCGCGCGGCACCGTACCAGGCGCCAGAAGCGACGTCGACGCAAAGACGCAACGCAACGAAAGAGAGAAACGCAGGGAACGCTTGCGCGATCAATACATCTAGGAACGGAGCACTTCTATGAATCTTCCCGCATTCTTCAACGCATTCCTGGTGCTTGGCGCCCTGAATACGTCGACGTCACCGACGATTTCAGCGGACGTCGTACCGTATATCCAGGAGGAGGTAGAGCCGTTAGCAAGACGCGAGCTCGTTGCCTACCAATTCGGGAAGCCTCTGCATCTGGACGTCAACCGTGGCACGTCGTACACCGCCACGCGGTACGAGCGTCTGCCCTTGCCGTTCGCGCAGCTTCAGGAGGGCGTCGCGCCCCCGGGCGAGGCGATCACGCTCGCACAGGTCACGGCGACCGCGCAGCAATGGGGCGATACCGTCAATGTGACGGACGTTGCCAACCTGACGGTGTTTCACCCGCTGTTCCAGCAAGCGATCCAGTTGGTCAGCTTGCAGATGCCGGAAACGCTGGAACGCAACACCCTGAACACGCTTGTCACCGCGAACCAGGTCAACTTTGCGAACTCGCGGGCGAATCGTGCTTCCCTGCTGACGACCGATGTTATGTCTCCGCATGAAGCGAACCGCATCATAGGTTCGCTGAAACTGTATGGCGCGCCGCGCTTCAATGGCGACGAGCGCGAGGACATGATGATCGAGGCCGGCGAGTACCGCGACCCATCGAAGTCCCCGAAGGTCATGCAGCACTACGTCGCGCTGATCGGCACTCTGCCAGCGCTCGACATGCGCGAGAACGCGCAGGTCAATACCGCGTGGTCGTTCTCCGACATAAACCGCCTCTACAACGCCGAGCTCGGCGCGTACGGCGGGGTGCGGTACTGCGAAACGAACATGATGCCGTATTGGGTCGGAAACGCCCTTGTCAGCGGCACCGCAGGCACCTCCGGCAATCTGGCGACGAACGCGAACTATCAGATCGTCGTCACCGGCTCTCCGGTCCTGACGTCGGTTGAGCAGCAGATCTACCAAGCCTCGGGCGCGATCTCCGTCACTGGCCCGACTGGTTCGATCCAGGTCACTCTGCCGACGAAATCGGGCTATGTGTTCAGCGTCTACATCGGCACGAGCGCATCCCCGACGAACCTTGGCCTGTGCACCGCGGGACCGCAGGTTGGTCCGCTGGCCGGACAAGCGACGCAGCTTGCCTCTGGCTCGACCGTCACGATCACCGGCATTGGCGTGGCGCAAACGCCGCAGGCCGCTCCGGGGACCGGGATCACGGTATTCCCGACGATCTTCATCGCCAACCATGCGTACGGGCAAGTCATTCTGGAGAACCCGGAATTCTTCTACCTCACCGGGGCCGACAAGAGCGACAAGCTCAATCAGTTGCGCGTGGTCGGGTGGAAGTGCTTCTACGGCACCATCATCCTGAACCAGGCATTCATTGCTCGTGTCGAGCATTCGAGCGCGTTCGTGCCTGGCTACAACGCGGGAACGATGCCTGACATTTCGTAAAGACTCCTCCGTGCGACGGATTAGGGCCGGCGATGACCCGGCCCTTTTTTAGAAAGGTGCGGTATGCCGAAACGTGAATGGACCCCTGAACAGAAAGCCGCGTTGCGCAAGCGTCTCCAGGATGCGAAGGAAAAGAAGCGCGCTGCGGCCAATCCGGGAGAGACCCCGGCCAAGCCGATCACCATCGGCAAGCCATCGGAAACCGAGGTCGAGACCCTGCGCCGCGAGATGGCGGAGCTACGCTCTGAACTCGGACTGAAGAACAAGGCGCTGATCGAGGCGAAAGCGTCCGCGCAAGCCGCCGCGGCATCCGCGACCCTGATGGGAGCGCCGTCGGAAGAAGTGCCGGTTCCTGGTGAATTCAAAATGGTCGACACGCTCGACGAGGAGGAGCCGTTCAAAGTCACCGGCCACAAGGAGGATGGACGCGAGATCCTCCGCCCCAACTTCACCGGCAAGAAGAAGGAGCCGGCGTACTACTACCTC